AGATTACAATAGGTTTCATCAAGTTAGAGATTCAGTAGATGCAATGTTAATACATCCACGGAATATGTTGATGCAAGATCCATCGCACCCACGTAATGGTAGTTGGGGTATTCATAATAAAAAAGTAAATGAATCTTGTAGAGAAGCCTATGATATCATTCAAGTGATTCGACATGAATTTTGGAAAGCAGATGAAACAAGGAGTAATATAACAGTTGACTCAAGCGTTCATTTAGTAACAAAAGATACAGGTAATATAAAAGTAACATTATGAAAGCAATACTAGAATTTGACTTAGATAACGAGGACGATAAAATATCTCATAAGGAATGCATAAAAGCATCTGACATGGCTGGATTTATTTGGGAACTTAAACATAATTTTTGGAGAAAATGGAAGCATGATGAAACTGATTTCACTTTAGAGAGTTATAAAGAAGCAATGTATGATTTACTTGAAGAACATAAACTTAATACAGATGACTAAGATAAACCAAATAACAATACCTGTTGATATCAGAGATAACTGGACGCTAGTTAGAGAACATGACAAACTGGTTAAAGAATCTAAAGATATCACATGGTTGGAATGGAATAAGGATGGTACTTTTAAAAAAGAACGAGATGAGCCTAGGATAGGGTTTAGCCTGCTAATGTCACCATTCGATAGGTTCTTCACGTGGCGAACAACTTTTATTACAGAAATAATTAAACAAACTCCTACTTACGTGGAGTTCAAAACAACAAACAGCACTTATAAATTAACAAAGTATGATAACAAAGACAGAGACAAGGAAAGATAAAACTAAAGAAAGGATTCAAAAGAGACCAAAAGTAACGCTAGGACAGGCATTAAGAACAAGAAGAACAACTTAATCGCAAATAAAATACGAACGCTAATTGATAATATATTAAATGAAACAAATATGAAGATCGACGACAACTATAGAATACTAAGTGATGATAACAACGTAGTGCTGCAGTATCACGAGGACCGAATTAAGACAAAACTAGACGGTTCTAAGGAGACTTATGAGTTCACAAATAACTATTATTACCACAACCTAAAATATGCTTTAAAAGGATATCTAAACAAGTCACTTAAACACAATGAGTTGTTAATAGATGTACTGGTAGAGATCAAAAGAGTGGAAGATAAAATAGATAAACTATATGGCGGACAAGTTTAACAAGTGGATGGCTAGTATAGGTAATATATACTACGCTGATGATGAAAAAATGGCAAGAGCTTTTAAAATAATAGAAGACTATGAAAAACTATAATGTACAGAATTATATCAGGTATAAAGAAGATTTAAAAAAATCTATATCTAATATAAAACAATCAAAATGGAATGAGTATACTAGAGACGAACTGATTATAAAGTTTTTACCTTTAGTAGAAAACTTAAGCCGTAAATTCTCTACAACACAGCAAGCTTCCGGTGTATTAAGTATCAACGACATAATACAGATTGGTTCTGAGGGACTAATACGGGCTGTGGATAAGTTAGACTGGAAAGTTTTAGAAAACTCCTTAGATGTAGAACGTACGCTTAAATCTTTCTTTAGCAAACGCATCAAAGGTCTTATAAGACGCAGGATAGATATGGTTAGAGGAGATATGAGAATACCAGAGCATAAGTTAAATGAAATACGTAGTAACCCTAAAGATGAAAAAATGGTTGCGTTGTTTTTTAACTCTATATTTACAAGTATAGATACGTCTTTCAATGCTGGTGAAAAATCTAACGAAGACCATAGTTCTTGGGCTGAATCTATAAGAGATGAATCAGAGCCGTATAATATGGAGTTATTAAATTCTTATCTAAAGAGTTTAATGAAAAAACATTTAGTAGGTAACGAATATGAAGTTCTAAGATTGTCTTATGGTTTAGACTGTGATAAAAAATCAGCCAAACATATAGCCGATGCTTTAAACATTGAAGGAGTAAGTTCTTACGTTCGCGTATCAGAACTAAAAAGACAAGCAATACAAAGATTAATAGATAACGTAGATCACTCGCAAGTGATTGATTATCTGTAAATTAAGCTATGCTATACACGTAAATCAACCAATAAATATGTAATTATATAAGTATGAAAATAAACGAAAAACTTTCAAAAATTCAATCAAGCTTAAAAGCTAAAAAAAGCAAGTATAATTCTTTCGGTAAATACAATTATCGTTCAGCTGAAGACATTCTAGAGGCTCTAAAGCCTTTTTTAATAGAATACAACGTAACTGTAGTTATCAACGAAACTATCCAAGACATCAGCGGTAATTTAATAATGGAATCTCATGCGAAGATATCTGACGGGTTAGAATACATAACTGCTATAGCTTTAGTTGCTGTTGACATGGACCAAAAAGGTATGAACGCGCCACAGAAGTTTGGTAGCGCGTCTTCTTATGGTAAGAAATATGCTCTTGGTAATTTATTTTTAATAGATGACACAGCTGACAGCGACGCAACTAACACGCATGATAAAGTGGTTGCTAAAAAACCTTTATTAAGTGGAGAAGCGTTAATCAAAGCTAAAGCAGCAATTAAAAGCGGTAAGTTTTCTATAGCTGACGTTAAAAGCAAGTATGAAATATCTCCAGATATCTTAAAAACTCTAGAATAATATGACAGATGAAAAGAAAGATGATATTTTAAAAAAGCTTAGAGACGACTCGAACTACTATGGTGAGTTTGGACAGCAGTTCTTAAGTAACTCCAACATAAGGGTTTTAGATAAAGATCCTTTGAATTTTGGAAAAAAAACAGAACCTCATATAAACTTAGTAAAAGGACAATTCTTTCATAACTTAGTCTTAGAACCAGAAAAAGTAATTAATTTTAAAATTATAGAAGCTTCATCTAGGAATACAAAGATATATAAAGAAGAGTCAAACGGGGAAATATGTTTATTAAAAAACGAAGAGAGGGAATTGCGAGACTTAGTTAATATTATGTTAAGCAACCCGACAGCTAGGGATCTTGTTCAAGATGTAGATGTTGAGTACGAGGTTCCTGGATTAATAAAGCTATCAGGTGCTTGGTGGAAGTTAAAAGCTGACATTAAAAACAATACTCAAAGATTCATAGTGGATCTTAAAACAACTGGTGATATAGATAGATTTGCTAGTTCAGCTAAAGAGTATAATTACGACTCACAAGCATATATCTATTCAGAATATTTTAAAATGGATTTTATTTTTGTAGTTCTTTGTAAAAAAAGTAAAAGATTAGGTATATTTGACTGCTCTCCATCTTTTTTAGCTAGAGGCAAGGAAAAAGTAGAGCAAGCTGTGTTAAATTATAAAAAATACACAGACAAATCATTTGATCCTAAAGCTTATTTTATAGATAAAACACTTTGACAAATAAAATACGATCAACTAAAGATAATATTATTAAAATTAAATTAAATTAATCAATTAAAACAGTAAAATTATGGCAAGTATTATTAAAGCAAACATTAACTTAAACGACATTCCTAAAGACAAGATCTACAAAGGAAAAAAAGGATCGTATTTACCAATCACAATTACAATAAACGATGAAGTTGACAACTATGGAAATCAAGGTCCAGTTACAGTGGAACAATCTAAAGAAGAACGTGAAGCGAAAGCTCCTAAGGTTTATCTTGGCAACATCAAAGTCGTATGGACAAACGGTACAAACGTACAGACCGCACCTAGGGATGAAAATGGTGGTAACGGACAATATCAGCAAGCAAGTGTAAGCGCTGTCGATGATGATCTACCGTTTTAATTATATTCAAATGAATATAAAACACTGAAATATTAACAAATCATATTCAATTAGATATAATGCAAGTAGAACATACGGAAGTTAATGGCTTTCAGATAGATGAATTTAATATTCACAAATTAGAAGAGGGGAAGAAACAAGGAGTTTGTCCCCTCTGTTCGTCTGATAGAAAAGCTAAAAATCAAAAAGCACAATGTGCTTCTTACGATTGGCAGAGAGGTTTAGGCACATGTCACAATTGCAATACAAGTTTTCAATTGAATACTTACAAGCGTAAAGGTGAATCTGAAAAAGTTTACATAAGACCAGATGTTGAAGCTTTAAAATCCATTAAGCCTCCTAGTTCTAAGGTAGTTGATTGGTTTAATGTTAGAGGTATATCTGAACAAACGCTCAAAGATCTTAATGTTTCTGAAGGCCCTGAATGGATGCCACAGACTCAGAAGACAGAGAACGTTATAAAGTTTAATTATATAATAGGTGATCAATTAGTAAATGTTAAATACCGTGATGGTAGAAAAAACTTTAAGCTATATAAAGGAGCTGAAAAAGTATTTTACAATATAAATAGTATAGTTGGTTTTGATCACTGTATTATAGTTGAAGGCGAGATGGATGTATTAGCTTTACATGAGGCCGGTGTAAAAAACGTTATATCAGTTCCTAATGGAGCTACGTTGAACTCTAACAATTTAGATTACTTAGATAACTGTATTGATTATTTTGAAGGCAAAGATAAAATTATTTTAGCATGCGACTCAGATGAAGCTGGTCAGGCTTTGCAAGCAGAATTAATACGTAGACTAGGGTCTGAAGTTTGTTACATAGCTACCTTTGAAGACTGTAAAGATGCTAACGAATACTTAATTAAATATGGAAAAGAAAAGTTATCAGAAAGAGTATCAAGCGCAAAGCCGGTACCTATGGAGAATGTTACGACTTTCAGAGATATTGAAGGAGAGATTACCGACTTTGTTCGTAACGGGTTCAAGCCAGGATTTCAAGTTGGTCTTGAGCATTTTGATAGTATATTTTCAACTTACACTGGTCAATTCATTACTGTTACTGGTATTCCGTCTTCCGGAAAAAGTGATTTTGTCGACCAAATGGTTGTTGGGTATAATGCTAATTACGGCTGGAAAACGGCGTTTGCTTCACCAGAGAATCAACCGACTTATTTACACGCTCATAAGTTAATGCGTAAAGTTTGGCAAGGTATGCCAACTAAAGATGATATTGGTGGTGATCGATGGAATCAAATAGCAGATCATTGTAACTCTAATTTCTTTCACATAGATATGGAGCGTTACACATTAGACTCGGTTCTACGTAAAGGAGCTGAGCTTGTTAAACGTAAAGGTATTAAGTGTTTAGTTATTGATCCATTTAATAAAGTTAGAGACGTTGGTGGTTCTGACGATGTGAATAGGTACACTATGGAGTACTTAGCTAAGATAGAGATATTTGCTAAAAAGTATGATGTGTTAGTCTTTATTGTAGCTCATCCAACTAAAATGTATAAAGACAAAGACGGTAAAATAGAAGAACCAACTATGTACAACATTAAAGGAGGAGGAGAGTGGTATGATGCTAGTTACCATGGTATATTAGTTCACAGGGATTATGACAAGAAAACAGTTAAAGCTAAAGTCTTGAAAGTTAAGTTTCAAAACTTAGGCGAAAATGGCGCTGAGTCTCATTTTAAATGGGAGCCAGCCTCAGGTTGTTTTATACCTCACCAACAACTAGATATAAGTGGTGATAAAATGCCTTGGGAGTAGGTATGGCAGCTAGAAAAAGTCCTTTTGATATGGGTGATTACACCCCTAACAAAACAGATACTGAAGCCTGGTTGTGGTGTATGCGTAACGATATACTTATTAGCCCTTTCGCTATATCTGAAGGTAGATGGGGTATGGTTATTAAAAACAAAGGGGTAAGTAATAAAGACCCTAAAACATATATCAAAGGTAGTGTATGGCCTAAAATGTACGAATACTATAAATATTATTTTAATAAATATGAAAACAAAGTTTAAAAATGCAAACGAAGCGTATGAGTACTTTCACGACAAGATTATTACTGATGGTGTTAATTTTAGTAACACTAAGGCTTTATTCAATGTAGGATTTACATTAGAAAACCCAATGGATAATGCTATACATAACGTTGAGCGTAAATTCAATATAGACTACGCGAAAGCAGAATGGGCCTGGTATGTATCTGGTGATCCTAATATAAAGAAGCTTGGAGAAATATACGGTAAAATACCTCCTATATGGAAACGTATGGCCGATGAATTTGGTGATGTTAATTCTAATTATGGATATCAATGGATGAGAAACGATCAAATAGGTTACGTAGCTAAAAAACTGAGACAAAACCCAAGCACTAGACAAGCAACTATTAGTATTTACGATGGTAAAGAGCATGACAAATACACTAACGACACGCCTTGTACTTATGCTGTTCAGTTCACGGTTGTAGATAACAAACTAAATATGTCAGTCTATATGCGTTCTAATGACCTCTGGTACGGTTTCTGTATTGATCAGTATTGTTTTTCACGTCTACAGGTTTTAATGTCTAAGATGACAGGTTTCAACGTTGGTACGTATTATCACCACGCGCATAACTTGCATTTGTATAACGATAAAATATAATAAAATGTACAACATCTATCACATATTCGGTAAAAAAATAGGAGTAACACGTGATCTTATTAACAGGGTTACGAAGCAACAAGGTTACGCTTTAGACGAATACGAAGTTCTACTTACTAGCGACGATATAGATTATATATCAACTATGGAGATAGAACTTCAAAAGTCTTATGGCTACAAAGTAGACCGACAATCTTATAAAAATTTAATCAATAAAAACAAAAAAATGGACATTAACATAACAGAACAAACAACTACATTTCCAGTTCCACTTAATAAATTAAAAGGCAGATTACTAGATGCTTTGGGTTTAAAGTGGAGTACGGCTCATGGTGAATTCACTATAACAAAAGACAACATTAAATCAATAGTAGCTAATGCTAAAACTTCCATGTACAACAGTGGTAGATCATATGTGTATAACAAGGCTATGGCCAATGAATTTAAGAGTGAAAAACCTTTCTATGAGGAAAACGAAAGAAACGTTTATGATTTAATAAGGACTTGGGCTAAAGAAAAAGGTATATACGCTAAAGGTGATTCAAAAACTCAATATCTAAAACTAATGGAAGAAGCTGGCGAACTAGCTGAGGCTTTGCTTAAGAATGATAAAGCAGAGATTATAGATGCTATTGGTGATATTGTTGTTGTTTTAACAAACTTAGCTGCTTTAGAAAATCTAAGAATAGAAGACTGCGTCACAAGTGCTTATGACGTTATTAAAGGTAGAAAAGGCGAGATGATTAACGGAACATTTGTAAAACAAACATTATAAAATGAGTATAGAGAAAATAGAATTTAGAGATCCAGTCGTTAGACGGGTAGTTAATAAGTTTGTAGAAAGATCCAACGTGGGCTTTGCTAAATACGGTAGAACGTTAGATAGCGAAAGAACCGGTGGTCATAAAAACCTATTTGGGTATCTAAACGATGTGCAAGAAGAGTTAATGGACGCAATACTTTATCTTCAAGCAGCTAAAGAAGAGTTGTCTGATTTATCTGAAGACATAGAACTTAAACGTATAAATATAATAGCTCAAAATGGTAACAACGGGGAGCACTACGTTAAGAAGCCCCGTGGTTGTCACGATAAAAAAAATAAAGATGCAGAAGCCTTATAAAAGAGGTAGCGCTAAAAAAGGTCCAGTTAGAGCAAAGAAGGTATCATTTGATGGTATCGACTTTGCTTCGGGTCTTGAAAAGCATATGTACATGGCTTTAAAAGAGGCTAAAATAAAGTCTAAATACGAAGGAGAAACTTTTGTTCTGCTTAGTGGGTTTCATTTCGAGAACGAAGTGTACGAAAGACAAGCTAATGGAAAAGGTGATTACATTAATAGAGGAGGTAAAAGAATACTACCTATTAAGTATACGCCAGATTTTATTGGTGAGGACTTTATAATTGAAACAAAAGGAAGAGCTAATGATAGCTTTCCTATGAGATGGAAGTTGTTTAAACTATTAATAGTTAATGAGTTTCCTGGTGTAACCTTATATAAACCACAAAGTCAAGCTGAATGCAACGAGACCGTAAGATTAATCCTTTTGAAAAGAAAAGGTTAGCTGAGCAAAAATATGCTGAGCGACAAATAGAGAGGTTCATAAAATGGAGCTGGGAAACAAAGGGTATAGTAAAATACAAGGAATTAGTTAAACAACAAGATAAATACGGAATACAATGTTTATAGAAGAAAACGAAGAAAACGAACAAAATGAAGTAGCTTGGTCAATTGAGGTAGGCTCATACCCAGGGGTGTGTATTGGTATTAGAAGTTATCCCGAGCATGACTACACTATCCATGTGCTATACATACCGTTCTTTGATATTGCTTTAACCATTTATAAATGACCCCTGAAGAATACGAATCTAAAGTGGAGCTCGCTAAAATGTACGTAGGTAATGTACTTAGTGATATGAAAAACGTTAGCAAATCTACTACAAAAGGAGATATGTTAGCTTATATATCCGCATGGGAAAATGAATTACAAACAGTAACATACTTAATAGAATAAATAGTTACCTTTCATAGTAACATAGTGACTTTAAACATCACTATGTTGCTACAAAGTATAACTTTTAATAAGCTAAATGATAGAAATAACAATTATAATACTATGGATTTTCATATCCATAAAATTAGGTTTAAAATGGTATAAACAATATAGATAACATATGGGATTATTTGATGAGAGAGTAGCTTTTGAAGAGTTTCTAACAAACTTCTTTAAAAACGAGGTTATAATAATATTTAATAGTTGCACAGGAGAGAAAATAGATTACCAAGAATTGGTTGGTAAGTACAAAATCACTAATAAAATAAATAAATAAAATATGTCATTATTTACACCACGAGTTGCTTACAAACCCTTTGAGCACCCAGAGTATTACACTGAAGGTTGGCTTAAACAAGCTCAGGCTTTTTGGTTACACACAGAGATATCAATGCAAAGCGATATCAAAGACTGGAATGAAAAGCTAGATGAAAAAGAAAAAAACTTAGTTGGGAATATACTTCTTGGCTTTGCTCAAACAGAATGTGCAGTGTCGGATTACTGGACCCAGAAAGTTGTTAGTTGGTTCCCTAAACACGAGATACAACAAATGGCTATGATGTTTGGATCACAAGAAACAGTCCACGCGGTAGCTTACAGTTATTTAAACGAAACATTAAAATTAGAAGACTATGAGGCTTTTTTACACGAACCAGCAACTGCTGAAAGGTTTAATAACCTGGTTGCATATAGTGGTACAAGCCGCACTGGTATCGCTAAATCTTTGGCTGTCTTTTCAGCCTTCGCTGAGGGCGTATCTCTCTATTCCGCTTTTGCAGTTCTGTATTCTTTTCAGTTGCGTAATTTACTTAAGGGTATCGGACAACAGATGAAATGGTCTGTGAGAGATGAATCTCTTCATAGTAAAATGGGTTGTCAATTGTTTAGACATATGTGTGAAGAAGATAATCAATTACTAAATCTTTGTAGAGAGGATATTATAACATCTGCAGAGGCAATGGTAAAACTAGAAACAAATTATATTGACAAAATGTTTGAAATGGGTGACATAGAAGGTATCTCATCAAACGACCTTAAACACTTTATAAAGAAGAGAACAAATGAAAAACTTGTGGAATTGGGTTATGTCGACCTTGGAAACTATTTCGCTTATGACGTTAAAGCAGCAAATAATCTTAATTGGTTCTATCATCTTACCGGGGGGGTCACTCATACTGATTTTTTCGCTATTAGGTCGACAGATTATTCAAAAGCTGGGGAAAATGAAGACTACGATAATATATGGTAAATATAATGTCAGACCCGTCTCGAATGAAGAAATATATAAACACTTAAATTAATAATAAATGACTAAATTAAAACAAAGTAGATCTGATCTACAAGATAAAAAAACACAAGCACTAATAGCTGTAGTGCAGAGATTATTAAATGAAAACTCACATCTTAGAGATTTAGCTGTAGGTACGCTTGAAACTGTTAAGTTAATGCCTGGTTATGATAAAGCTATAAAAGCTATCACAAATAAAGCTAAAGAGATTGATGAAGTTGAAAACAAAAAGCTAGAAATATAATATGGACACTAATGATTTTACGCCTGGTTTATTAAGGTGGGAAGGAGATATGTGGATATTAAATAGAGATGAGTCTTTAGACTTAGAGGTAGATAAGGAAATAATGAATGAAATACAAAAAATAAATAATGACTGGAAATGAAATCAAGAATAAATCAGGATGGGACCCGAACTGGATCAAGGGAGAAGATTTTCCAACGTGGGGTGATAACGACGTATACAAGAAGACAATATCCGGGGGATATCTACATAACGGAGAAACGCCCAAAGAAGCATACCGTAGAGTCGCTGAAGCGGTTGCTAAAAGATTATATAAACCTGAAATGGCTAATAAGTTTTTCGATTATATCTGGAATGGTTGGTTGTGCCTTGCTAGTCCTGTACTCTCAAACACTGGGACTGATCGCGGCTTACCTATTAGTTGTTTTGGTATTGACGTTGCTGATTCGATACAAGATATCGGAACTAAAAATCTAGAGATGATGCTACTCGCTAAACACGGCGGTGGAGTTGGTATCGGTATAAATCAAATTAGAGCCGCTGGAACTAAAATAACAGGCAATGGAACATCAGATGGAGTCGTACCATTTTGTAAAATCTACGATTCAACTATCTTGGCCACTAATCAAGGATCAGTTAGACGAGGAGCTGCTTCGATTAATATTAATATCGAGCATGACGATTTCGAAGACTGGCTTGAAATCAGAGAACCTAAGGGAGATGTCAATAGACAGTCGCTTAATCTTCACCAATGCGCTGTTGTTGGAGATAAGTTTATGCGTAGACTGGAATCCGGTGACGCAGAGGCAAGAACTAGATGGAGCAAACTTCTTAGAAAAAGAAAAGCAACTGGTGAACCATACATTATGTTTAAGGGAAACGTTAACAAAGCGAATCCTCAAGCATATAAACACAACGGATTAAAAGTTCATATGACTAACATATGTTCTGAAATCACATTACACACCGATGAAAATCACAGCTTTGTTTGTTGTTTATCATCATTAAATTTAGCAAAATATGAAGAATGGAAAGACACTAACCTTATATATGACTCTATCTACTTTCTTGATGGAGTTATGGAAGAATTTATTCAACGAGCCAAAGGGTTACGAGGCTTCGAGAATTCGATTCGTTCCGCCCAGAAAGGGAGAGCATTGGGATTGGGAGTTCTTGGATGGCACACGTATCTCCAAGAAAAAGGAATTCCCTTTGAAGGTTTACTGGCTCAGTTTGAAACTAGGAAGATTTTTTCGCAAATTAAAATCGAAAGCGAACGCGCTTCAATGGCTCTTGCCGAGATATATGGTGAACCTCTTTGGTGTGTTGGTACAGGTATGCGTAATACTCATCTTCGCGCTATTGCTCCTACCGTTAGTAATAGTAAGCTTAGCGGGAATGTTTCACCAGGAGTAGAACCTTGGGCCGCGAATGTTTTTACCGAACAGTCAGCAAAAGGAACTTTTATACGTAAAAACCCTACATTAGTTAAATTATTAAAAAAACACAAAATAAACAATGAAAAAATCTGGAATAAAATACTGGCTGACGGAGGCTCTGTTGAGGATATTATGGAGCTTGACGATGTTACTGTGGGTATGCATTCTATCCCCGCTAAAGAAGTGTATCGAACTTTCAAAGAGATTAACCAATTGGAATTAGTTAATCAAGCTGGAATACGCCAACAGTATATTGATCAATCCGTTAGTTTAAACCTTGCTTTTCCTAGTGAAGCTACGCCAAAATGGATCAACAAAGTTCACATGGAAGCCTGGAAAAAAGGTGTTAAAACTTTATATTACACTAGAACAGAAAGCGTTTTACGTGGCGATATCGCAGCTGCTGCTATGAGCGAGGATTGTATAAGTTGTGATGGCTAAGAGCTATGCTATACACTTTTCTAATTAAAAAAGAGGACCTCAATCGAGATCCTCTTTTTTTTAGGAATTTTAGGTATGGTACGCCTATTTAATTTATCCCTTAACTTACGTTGCTACTTGAAGATCTTCTTTTACCCATTCCAACCTTCTTTTTAGCGCTAACAACTTTACTTTTTTCTAAAGAAGTCATTTCATTCCATGACTTTGGAGAGTCTTTAGTGACTCTTTTAGATGGTCTACATACTTTAGTTCCTTTTCTATCAGATGATCCACAAGTATTTCCTTTTTCATCTTTCCACTCTTCTGCAAACCATCTTTTTAACGATGCCCCTTTCTCGGTTTTACGAACTTTATTTAATGGTGAGTTATACATTATTTGCTACTTTTATTTTTTCTACATTTAGCTATTGCACCACTAGCGTATGCGGATGGAAAAACATCGTATTGTTTCTTTACTTTGTAATAACAAGCGTCTTTTAAGTTTAAAGGACTGTTCATACCTTTACCTACAGCTTTTAATCTAGCCTCGTTATCCCAAAATGATCTATCCTCTGGTCCTGGTTTCCTCATATCTATCTTTCTATCTTAGTTTTTAAGTTTAAGTTATTTTTTGTTTTTTTCTTCTTTTTTTCCTCTTCTTTTTTTATATCTAATTCCCAAGCTGACCAACCACCTATTAAAGCTAATCTCTTATACGTCTCTATCTCGCTATTAGATGCGTCAACTAGGTTTTCTACTTTTTGTATAATTCTATCTGATGGAAAATTAAAAGCAGCAGATACAACTTTACCACCTGCTTTAACAGCTGGGCTAGATAAGCTAACTCCTTGTTCTTTAATTTCATCCATCTCCCAAGACATTGTTCTACCAGCTGCTCTAAACTTTTGAATCTTAGAAGATATTGGAGGTGCTATCTTTAATAACTCTAAAAAACCATCTTCATATTTAGGGTTTTTCTTTTCACTGTCTCTATATAGCTTTAAAGCTGTGTTTTTAACAACTGAAAATATAGCTCCACCGATACCCGTACCTCTAGCTATACCGTCTATCATACTATTAACTACATCCACTGTTTTCTTGTCTTCCTCTTCTTCGTCTCCAAATGTCATAGCAAAAACAGCCTGTTGCAGCGTTGTAAATATAATATTTTGAACAACCCCATAGTAAAGTATCTTAGATATGTTAGACTTAGCGTCTCCTCTGCCGTTTTTAAGATCGCTAGCGGCTTTTTTAATAAGTCTAGCATACTGGGCTGGTGTGTTAGCAAAAGCTAGTATAATACGCCCTAAAGGACCTGCTTGTTGTTGACTTATTTTATCTGGTCTACTAGATTGTTGAGATTCTTCAGCTGTCTCTATAAAATCCCTCATAGCTAGTTTTTCTGCTGCTAATGGATCCATTCCTTTTTTAATTAAAGAATTAATTCTGTTTCTATAGAAAGTAGAACCACCTGATGCAATAGCAAAGCTATCAGCTACCTGCGTTGGCGTAAAGCCTAGTTTTAACAAATAGTTTAAAGCTCCTCTAGCGCCTTTTTCTTTAGCTATATCCGCTATATCAGCTTCGTTTACATTTACTTTCAAACCATCTCTCCTGTCAATCAAGTATTCAGATTTAAAAAGAGTTGAAAAATCACTCCAGTACTGCTTTTGATTAGCTAGAGCTTTACCAGCGGCTAAAACGTTATTATCTGTAAAGTTTATAAAGTTTATAGCAGATATTGTTTGTAAAACTGCTGATCTAGTATTTAAGAACATTATAGCGCCAACAGAGCCATTTACCCAGTCTGTAACTCTACCTGTTAGAGTATCGGTACCGTAATCTCTGTTCTTACCGGTTTTCATTCTCCTTAACGTGTTTTCCATTGCTTTACGGTACTGTGTCCCATAAGAAGCTTCTAACTTGTTTAGGTTTTCTACTGAGAAAATAGCATCAACGTTTTTTTGCCATTGCTCTAAATGCATTTTTCTTCTAGTTGTGTTTAACACCTCTAGTAGATCAGTTGTTATGTTACCTGTTATCCACGTGTCACTAGGTGAAAGATATTTTTTACCTGGGTTCAACCTCATTACTTGAGCAGCGAATTCAGATAAATTTGCGTCAGCATCGACGTATTTAACCAATTCACTAATATCTGTTTTACTTAAACCTGGAGCTTCTATCCCTATGCTATTCCATATCCAAACACGAGCAGCTTGCTCTCTAGTAAATAGTCCATCTGGAGTTTTTTCTTTAAGGTCTTTCGGTGTAACTTTGAATTCTTTTTTTATCTCTTTAAATCTTCTACCAAAGGCATTCCTATCTCTTGATATGGCTTGATTCGCTCTAGCATATGGGTCTAGTAATGTTCTTTTGTAAAACTGCATCTGCTGATCACCAATTTTACCTTTACCTAGTGTGTAGTACAATAGCCCAACAAAATCTTCAGCCGATGGTGGTATAAATATATTGAAACGACGTTGGCTATCTGCTATCATTTTAGCTTTTACTTCAGATATTGTCTCCGTAGCTAGTATGCCGGTTTTATTTTCTATTATCTTGTTAAATTCTCTACTTAAGTTTTTACTGAATCGCGCGTCGCTATTAACTTCTTCGTTATATTTTCCTAAACCCGTGTTGACAGGAGCTATTTGAAGTATTTTATTTTCTTTAATAGCTTTGCTAATTATCGACTGAGCTTCTGTGTTAGAGTATCTTGAAGCATCTGCCTCTTGTAGATTACTCTTAGAGAGAACGCTGTTTAGTTCTTTAGATATAAGGTTAACATAAACTCCTTTCAAATAACTTCTCAAAGAAGCTTCATTGCCTTTTTCGCCAAACTCTAGTAGTTGTTTTTTAATCTTTAGAACTGTTGTAGCGTGTTCTAAATACATGTCTTTAGGTTTTACGCCTTGCATTTGCGCTCCAGGTTTAGAAAGCTTACGTATTGGACCTCTTTGATCTAAAGAAAGAAAAGCTATAACTGATTTTATTTTATTAATATCACCATTTTGGTCTGATATAGCTTTAATAATGTAATTAACAGATGCCGCTGCTTGAGCCTCAATTTCAATAACAGTAGCTGGAGTGAAACCAGTTTTTTTAATCTCGTTAGTAATATCCAACATGCCTCTTAGCAATTCGTCTTTATAGTAAATAAATGACTTACCATCTTCTCTTTTTACTTTAAAACCTAAATCTACAGCTATTTTTATAGGTTTTATATACTTATTAAAGAAATCATAATTACTAGGAACTTTCTCTAACTTACTTGACTTAGCTGATCTAGAAGCAAAGTATAGAAATTCTTTTATTAATTCCGCTCTATTTTCGTCACTGCTATTTGTTTTACTTAAATTAGATTTCAAGTCTGAATAAACTACACTAAGTCCAAACCGCTCATACTCTTTAATATATGTATCTCTATAATTACTAAACGCTTTTAGTATTATAGATTGATCACTAGGTCTATAAGAAGACACTAGGTTGTTTACACTTTCTGCTTGAAATTCTCTACGGTCTTTTTCTGTAATCTCTACTTTAGCTATTTGATCTATTGCTTTTAAAACATCTATTATATTGCTATTTCCTTCTTCGATGACACTAGATAATGCTTCTTTGGTTTCATCACTTAGTAGTTGGTTATTTACTGTATTAGTAAGAATTTTCACATCTGACTTGTCAAACGCTTTAGAAAACCTAACTTCAAGATTCTTGCTGAATTTTATATCACCTTTTTTATCTGTATAGTTAGCTTCAATTAACTCATCTGTGTTTTTGAACGCGGCATCCATACGGTCCCACCAAAACTTATCGTTTCCGTCTCTAAGAGATACTAGCTTATTGTTTGGTGTAAAAGCTATTTTATAGCCATTACCATCAGAGTTATAACTTTCAAACAATCTAAATGAATTATCTAATTCATTTAGATTACTTAAAATAGATTTAGCTTCAGTCTCTTTCTCTTTAAAGAAAACATTTTTAATAGGGTGTTTTTTACTTTTGTTGAAATCTCTTCGCATTACAACAGTTCCGCTTTCCTCCTTGTAATAAGTTAGTATGTAAACTTTACCAAGCTTTGTTTGAAGTCCTGGTAGTTCTACAACTGGCTTAAACATGAATCCTAGTTCTTTTAGTTTAGCTTTTTCTTTATTCAAAGAATCTAAAGAAATAAACTGCTTACTGGACTCGTCGTACTCTACCTCAGAAGTTACTGTTATTTTTTCGTACTCACCACTTTTTTCGTATTTACTAGCAGCTTTACGAGCTTCTTTAATAGAACTAAAATCTTCAAAATCATACCAACCAACACCTTGTTCTCCCCATAAATCAAGAATCTTTTGGTTTAAACTGTCTTTACTTTTTATAGTTCTAGCTATTAAGCACCAAGGGTTAGACTTTACACCCCAAGTACTATCTACAGCAGCTCTAACATCAAGCTGACCTTGCTTGTCGTCCTTAACATCGTAAACAACTAAACCATTTTCTAATACTTTTTTATTGCTAAATGAATTTACTTCATCAGGGTTAATTTTCATTGGCTTAATCTCACCTGAGAACTGTTCTAGTATTTCGTTAGGGTTTTTATAGCTATATGGGTCTATTTTCTTTATAGAAGATATTCTTTCAGCTTGTATCACTTTGTAGCCATCTTCTGGAAGTATTACAAAACCATTGTTCATATAGTAAAAAGCTAGCTTTTCAAATTTACTTTTTTTATTTTTAGGTACGTTTAAATTATCCACCCATAAAAACAGTTTATCTACTTGTCCAGCAGCGTCTTTCATTGAGGGTCTATTCTTAGCTAAGCTAGTTTCGTAGGACTTTTTAGCGTTCTTGCTAAACATTACCCTGGATTTACCCCCGCCAATATCAGCTAATACTTTTTCTGTAGGTTTTTTATCAGATGTGATACCTTTTTCTACAATATCTTTTCTAATTATAGTGTTAGCTACGTTCGCGGCATATATCTTGGTTAAACCCTGTAAAGCCGTACCAAATTTAGTTCTGTTAACACCTTTCATTGGTATAAAAGCCTCACCAGCTTCTGTAATACCTATTGTTTTCTGTAATTCTTTTACTGCTTCTTTAGATACTCTACCTCTATATTTGTCCTTTAATCTATATACTTTAGCTACTTGAGAAGTTTTACCTTTACCTCTACCAGATGGAGAAGTTATAGCTCTATTTTTAACGTCTTTGTCGCTGCTTTTAGACTTAGGATCAACGTACACGTCGTATAATTGGTTCAATAAAACACTTGAAGTCCCTACACTGTAACCTTTAGCGTCTGTAGTTAAATCTATAGATTTCCCCTGTTTATCCACTGTTGTCTCAAACGGAGCTATATTAAACTCAGGTATAGTTTTTATGAATTTAACAGCGTCGTTATAGTTTAAAAACAGTTTTTGCATAGCTCTAACCTCTGCTTCACCTCCGGTGTCTTTACCGTAGTTAAGCGTTCTAGTGCCATCTATTCTCTCAGCTAACTTCTTGTTCATGTCTACATCAAAAGCGTTGTTAGGATCAGTGCTATACACTCCTAAGATAGCTGCTCCAACTGGTCCAGCATATTGATCAACAACTTTTTTGTAAGTTAAATTAGCTATGTCTATATTCTCTGTTTTTACTATGTCTTTTATTGTACCTATCTTGTCTTTTACGTTATTAAAAGTAGTTACGTCAATTAGTTCACCAGCTGGTAAACCTCTTTCAGCGCTAGTGTAGGCGTCGAAATCTCTAGATCCTTCATCCGCTAGTTCTCTAGTTGACCCTACTGATCCAGCCTCTAAGTCTAGGCTTTGTGTGTTTTGTATTTTACCTTTTAAGGCTTTGTCTAGTATTTGCCCGTATCTTAAGCTTAAGTTTTTCTTCATGTAAGCACCGAAAGGAACTTTCTTACCGTCTACTAACACTTTATACGTGTTAATAAGAGCAGATAACTCTTCACTGAATCCAGAAAAGAATTCATCATAACCAACCTTAAGACCACTATCTATAGCTAAGTCTTTTCCTACAGCTGCCGCTTTTTTAGCTAGATTAGTTACAGCACCTAGATTGTTTTCACCTAGCCTGTTGACTATAGCTTTACGCTTCTCAGGGTCTTTTATGTCAGAAACGCTATTAGCTTTTAACTCTAGTATTTCGTTAGAAATATCTTCATTTTTTTTAGATATGTCCTTGTTTTTATCTGATACTTCTGTTTCTTTAAATACTTTTTCAGAGGCTTTTTTAATAACCTCTTCTGTGTTGTTTTTGTTATCTAATGTACTTGGCTTAGAAACAACTTTCTCTTCAATAGGCGCTCTTTTAGCAGCTTCTAATTTAGATTCTAAGTTACCTAATTCTTGCTCGTACTCGATGTCGTCCATCTCGCCGTTGTAGTATCGATCTGTAAGATCCTCTATTTTAGTTTCAATATCAGCAATACTTTTACTCTCTGATATAGTTTGTTTTGCTATTTTTTCATCTACATTTGCACTTTTCTTAATAACAAATTCTTTTCCAATTTTTCCTTTTTGAAAAGCTTTATTATAATCTTCTATGAAATTAACGACAGAGTTTTCGCTTTCATTGAACTTAATTTTAATTAATCCGACGTCTTGAAATTGTCTTCTAAAATAATCTTTTATCTTAGTGTAGGTAGATTTATCAGGTTTTACATCTTCACGAGATAGAGCTTCTGAAAATAAAGTTATATATTCTTCGTAAAAATTATCTTTAGTTATTTTTTTGTCTTCGTAGTCTTTTTCGTAAGAAGATAGTCTATCTTTAAATTCTACACCTTGGCTTTCTGGTAAAGATTGTATTACATTTTTAAGTAATTCAACACCTTCATTTAAAGACTTAGAATCTTCAGCAAAGTTATATCTTAGTAATTTATGTAAAAACTCGTGTTGACCTGTTGTAACAACGCTTTCTTTTATAGCAACGGTTTTATTTATAACTAAAATCTCCTTACCTTCTTTGTTAGTAATAAAAACACCTAGGTTGCCTTTACTTTCTTCAGATCGTTCTTCGCTTAAACCAGAGTCTAAGAGTATTTTTTTCATTTTATCAGCAGAGCTTTCATTAACATCATCTTCAAGCGCTATAACTTCACCTATATTAACACCAATTTTAGCGGCATTTTTTTGTACGTTTTCAATGTCTTTTTCTATTTTAGATAAAATATCTCTTTTTACACCTCCCTGCTTTATGTCTTTATCTATTTTATTTATTTTTTCATCAATTTCGCTATAAAAAGCTGGATCTGTTTTTTCTTTTTCTTGTATTAATTTGCTTTTTTCAACTAACAAGTCTATCTGTTCAGATGTAACGTTTTCTGGAGAAGATTCTATAGCTTTTTTAATATCTCTAGAAAACACTATAGCGTCGTTTATCTTTTCTTTAGATTCGCTGTCTTTCGTGTATTTGTACATGGTCATCAAGTGAAGTTCTAGACCATTTATGTTTTCTGATATTTGATTGTATATTAATTTTTTTTGGTTACTAAACGTATTTTTTGCTCCAACCGTACCCATAGAACCACTAAGCATTAAAGTACCCATTGTCAATTCTATTTGTTGATTTAAAAACTCACTAGCTTTAGGTAGTGCTAAACCAAAAGAAGCGTCTGTAAGAATGTTAGCACCCAAAGTTATCTCTTCTTCCGCGTATTCTTTTAAAATTCCAGTACTAAATTCTTTAACAGCAGACTTAACGCCTTCTTTGTTTGCGGCGGTTTTTAACGTGCCAGCAAAAGCTTCTTTTATTGTTTTACCTCCAACTCCTTTTAGAAATTGAGCATCTGGCATTATACTTTGTACTAAAGCCTCAGTGCTTGATATAGCTGTAGCGTAAGCCGTAGCTTGCAACCCGTTTAAACCTAGTAGTTCTGCTTGTTTTTGATTATCTATTATGGTGGCCCTGAAAGTAGCATCAACCATTATTATATTATCTTTAAGTTTTTGTGAAGCCTGTGGAAGCACTTTTCCTTTAGCTCCTAGATTTATATATGTTTTACCTAAAGCGTCTTTTAAACCAGTGTAATTACCTTTTCTAACTTCAGATATTAGATAACCAGTAAAAGGAACCATACTAACACCTAGTTTAGCGTAGTTTCTGGCTTCAAAACCTTTAAAACCACCTTCTTCTTTTGTTATACTAAATTTTTCATCAGTTGATTGAGGTACCATAGTGTTGTTTGTCCAGTTACCAACAATGTCTCTAAAAGCGTCAAAACTAGAGTAATTATCTTGGTCTTGAAACATATCACCGAAACTAGATAAAACCCAAGAACCTGACCCTACTGTTGCTTTTTTAACAGTTTGATACAAGCCTTGTACTAAATCACCACCAACTATGTCTTTCGTAGCGTTCCAAAAACCATCACCTGCGTATTTTTCTCTAAAACTATCAGCGTCGCTACTTAGTTTAAAGTTGTTATTCATAGTCTGCTTAGCTAGGTCAACACCTAGTTCACCTTGATATGAATTAAATTTGTTAGCAGCGTCTTTCTTGAAGTAATCATAGTTTTCTGCAGTGGACCTTATCTTGCTATTTGTGTTTTCGTATTTACTAACTAAAATATTATAGGCGCTAGAGTCTTCTTCGTTTAAAATATACCTACCCTGCTCGTCTTTTTGTTTACCACTTACTACGTCTTTTATTAATGCATTTATGTTATTTATTTCTTTAGAATAATTATACATTTTACTCTCAGTTTCTATAGTTAGTTTTTCAACTGCAGTAGAAATCTCTTTTTCTTTTTCTTTAATTAAAGGTATTTTTACGTTATTAATCAAGTTTTCTTTTTCTTGTAAAGTGTAAAAACCGCCTGCTAGTTTCTGTAAAGACCTTTCGTCTAAATTATTAATTACTGCATCTTCAACCTCGTCGTTTAATTTTATTGTCTCTGTTGACTCTAGGTTCTTATAGTAACTTTTTCCTTTGAATAAATTCAAAACACCAGCCTCACTAGATAGGTCAGAAGCAACGTCGCCAGTCGCTCTATTGTTATTTGAGTTTCTAGATAACTGAATAATAGCATCGTTTCTTAGTTTAAAGTCAGGATTAAGATTCATTACTTTTACCTCGTTGGCTACGGTTTCATCAAAATCTTTCATGGTTTTCTTAACGTAATTTACGCTTTCCATTGGATCCATAGTCTCGTAAGAAGTAACTTCAGCTTTTTTTCTTAACTTATCTTTTTCTAGTTGAAGCTCGTTTAATCTATTTCTATTTCTTTTATATGTTTCTAATTTATCTACTGGTTTAAATTTCTGCAACTGAGGCGGAGCACCGTAATCGCTATCTGTTAAGTCCATTATAGAGCTAGCCTTTTGACCAGTTCTTTGTTCAAAATTAAACAAAGCTTGATCAGTGCTTATTTTTTTTACTGAAGCTTCTTTGGTTTTATCTAACTGCCTGCTGTTTTTAGCTTTTAAATCTCTTTCGGCTGTTAATCTTTGTCTATCACTGAAATTTAATTTTCTTTTTTGATCAAGAGACATTTTCTCAAATTGATCTAAAGTTGGTTTTTTAAGTTCAGTATCAGAATCTTGTAATGCCGAAGAAGTGTTTCCCGAACCTAAAACCGTATCTGTTGCTACTCCTTGTTTCGCTGTTGCATTTGCAACCGGTCCCACAACAGCGTTTGTCTTTACTTCTTCACCAAAAAAACCACCAACTGGTGATTCTTGTTTTATTTCTTTTATAGTAGGGTTTTTTGAAAGTAATTCTTCAAACGTATAACCTTTTTCATTAGCTATAGCTTGTAGTTGATCTAGTGAGTATTGTTTTCCGTTAAATTCGAACATTATAATAAATATGTTTAAGTTGTTTATCTGGGTTTACAGCGGCGTGTAATTATTGAAAATCATCACCTAGTTTTTTTGAAGTACCTTTCTTTAAAGTTGCCTCAAAGTTACTTCTAAAAGATCTAGCGTATTCTGAGGTTCCTTTAGCGTTGCTAGTGTAATCTAGTAGCTTTTTATAAAATCTATTCCTTTGCGAAGCTATATTCATGTCATATCTAATCTCTTCGTTTTCCTCTTCTGTTTCACCAGGTACATCTATTGTTATAACATTTTTACCTCTGTTATATTTAGGAGTTACTCCAGTTAAAAACTCATAGGTGCCTACTGGGTCTTTTTTGTATTCTTCATAAGTGGCAATTGCGTCTTCTTTCACTTGATCTTTAGCAACAAAATCTTTGTCTATTTTTTCAGTTGTTTGCTTTTCTTTAGTTGTTTTACTTATAGACACCTCGTATCCATTAAATCTCTTAACGTACTCGTCAACATATAAAGCCGCTATATCTTTTTTTAGTTTATCACCTTTTTCTTTATCTATAAAGTCATCTGTGCTAATTTTTTCTCCATTAGGGTTTAATATATTATTATAATACGATGCCAGCTCAATTGGTTTCATTGATTGTATATCAGAATTTAAAGAAGTGTAAACTTGCTCTTTAACTTTATTGATATCAATAACCTCAACCAACTCTACATATGCTCCTCTATCTACTGTTTTTCTAGTTAAAAAGTCTTTTTTGTATATTTTTTTATCTGTAATTGGTTCTTTAGTCATAAGCATCTCGTTGGCGCTTTCTAAAGATTTTGTTTTGTCTGGCACTGTAACTATAGCTCCTTCTACTTTTCCTGCTATTAGATCTTTAAGATACGCTTGCGGGTATCTTCTAGCTTCTCCAATAGAATTTCCTTTTTCATCAGTTGAATGTATTAAGTAGTCTACATTTATGTTACCATTATAATCCTCACTTATATCTATTTTTCTTGTTCCAGGAGAGTTATTCATAAATATATTAACATCTTCAAGTAGTTTCGGATCAGTTAAAGTAACATCAATACCTCCTTGTTTATTTAATTTACCAAAAGCATCCTTACGTGTTAACTCAAATTCAGAAAAAGCTTTTATACCATTAACAATTTGTTCTGGTAAAGTCCTTAGTTTAGCTAACCTATCTCTCAATCTAGACTGCTCTTTAGGATCTGTAATTGTACCTAAATCTAGTGAGTTTTTTATATCACTATATTCATCGATAAAAGCAGGTAAAACTTCGGGTAAATTTAAAGCTGGATTGTCAGCTCTATACTTTTGATAATTATACCTTATTGAATCTTCTTCAGATTGACTATTCTTTATTATTTGTTCGTTCTTAAGCTGTCTTTCTTTAAACTGCTTTTGTTTATTTTTATTTTCCTCAGCATATCTACTAGCCACATTAGAAAATGCACCAGAAACAGTCTGTTGTAGGTTAGCTATATGTTGAGCAGATTGTGTATCTACTACTTGTTGTGGATTTCTATAACTCATTTTATAATTATATTACGTTTTGTACACCAAGTGCATTTAATCCTAATGTTCTAGCAACTGGTCTTTGGGTGTTAGAACTAAAAGCTCCTGCTGAGTACATGTTCCCAACAACGCTGGTCACACCTCCTATAGCTCCGGTTATTGCTCCTGTTACATCTGACTGAGCTTGTGTTTGTCTAGCTTCTGACCCTGCTATTTGAGACGATACCCTGTCTAGCTGTTCCACTTGTCTATTTTCTCTAACTCCAAATTGAAACTGTTGACCAGCTACATCTGCTTGTTGTAGTCTAATAGCTTCACCCATTTTCACTTGTTCTAAAGCTTGTTGTCCTTGTGCTCTTAGTTTTTCGTTTTGAGCTTCTTGCATTTCTATACTTGCTGAAATACCTTTCTTTGATTGCAAAGCCGCTTGAGCTAAAGCTGTTGCTCCACCAGCGCTTGCCCCTGTAGATCTAATAGCGTCTAACGTGTTAGCTAAGGCTATATCAGCTTCTTCAGCTTGCATTTCTGCTGCTTGAGTAGCTACTCCCAAATTAGCAAAAGGGTTTGTAATCATAGAGGAAGTGTCGCTTACATTAGAGTATGGATTTATTATCTCTTGCCTACTGTTTTCAAGTGATTCTAGTTTTTTAACTAAATCTCTTTTTTCGTTTGCAGCAGCTTTTGCTCTTCTGTTAGCGCTAGCAGCTCCGAAAAGCCCACTAACAATATTTAAGCCACCTGTTATCAGACCTGCGGTTACCATGCTCATAATCTATATTTTTTTTAATTTATACTGCTCATACGCTTCGTAGCTTTTGCAAGTGAGCATATCCTCTAATTTTTTAATGTCCGTTATATTGCCAGGGTTTGGATGCACGTTAACGAAAACGGAATCTTCCATAGCTATTATAATCCTTTTAGCGCCGGCTTTAGCGTTTACGTACGTAGGAGCAGAGTACGTTACTACCTCTTCTTCTGTTGCTACTTTTATTTTACCCTTCATTAAAAACCAAGTATGGCTTTTATTATGTATCTTACCTATAACAACACCGTCTTTAAGCATCGACATTTCTCTAATATAAACCCCCTCTGAAAACGAATGAGTTAAAGGGAATGATTCTGAGTTACCTTTTACGATGTTTTTGTCACTGGATAAAAGCATAGTATTCTCTAAGCTTGTTATTTTGTTTCTAAAATCTTCTGCTCTAGCTAATTTGTTATACTTTATTGTTTCTAGTTTATTGCTCATATTTAATATGATGATTCAATGTAGTTAGATGAAACCGCAAATAGTTCTTTTAAACCTCCTAAATTAGTAGTTTGATCTGTTGATAATGTAACTGTAGCAAAGTAGCCTTTTATACCTGACATACTATTGCCCCATAAAATTTCTCCCCCTGTAGGTATACTGTTGTTTACTATAACCGCGTGATACTTATTTTCTTTTCTATCAAAACCAACTCTGTAAGTTACACCACCATCTACATAAACACCTTCACTGTAACTGTATATAGGGTTTGCTTTATCACTTGTAAATATGTAATTTCCACCTTGCAATGTTTTACCTGTAGGATCTGATTCAAAACTGTCAACTTTCCAACCATTACTACCTTCGTAATTTATTGTTTTAAATACCTTAGACAAACTAACACTAGGATTGAATATAAAAGTTATTGATGTTTTTGTAGAGTCGTAATCATTATTCCCATAGAAACTACCTCTTTTTATTGGTAGCGATTCGTTATTTGTTTCTTGATAATGTTTCCAAATTTTACCATTTTTTAAACTATAAAAACCATTCCTCAAACTAAATAATTGGTCAGGCTTATACGTAAAGAAACTAGTAAAACCTAAAACGCTTTCATCGAAAGATAAAGTATTGTAGGTTGGGTTTGAAAATATAGGGTTTTGCTGTGTTGATAAAACATATTGCTTATTGTATATATCCCAGCCAGCAGTTATAATACCAGGAGCCGAGTTTATATCCATATTAGCAAATTCATCTCTAAAGTAATCACTCATACCGTAGTTTGATATTTCTGTCAAACCGTCCATAGATAACCTTAAAACAGCGTTTCTATTTTTATCTGTAAAGTATTTTCTATAACCGTAAGTAGCAAAACTTCCTGGGTCTCTACTTATACCAAAATTTCCACCATAAGGTTGTATTGTTCCTATAGTCGTGTTTACGTTTGTAATACTACCACCGCCTTCAGCTGTGTATATAGCGTCTTTATCTATTAAAGCTCTAGATACTTTAGCTTCTTGAAATATTATTAAATTAGTGTCTTCAGCATATAGTTTTTGAATAGTACCGTTAGCTGGATCTGCTGACTTAGTTATTTCTTCAGCTACTGAAAACACATTTGTATTGTTAATACCAGTTCTTGAATTGAATATTCCAGAGTATATTAAAGAATTACCTCTAACTGATCCCTTTGCTTCTTCATCAACTAAATACGCTCTAACACCATAATCAACGTTAGTGTTATTAAAACCACCTCTTATTCTAGACTCTTCTATAATCCAATTATTACCTGTTGTTGAAACTGGATCTATTTGAGGATAACCACCTAAAGTAGGAGGCACGCCAAAAGAACCATTCCAAGCGGGAGCTTGATCTGTTTCTTCTATAACCGTATTTGTTTTTCTTAGTAAAAAAGTATTAAAATATTTTACTTCTATAACTGCTCCCATATAATTATCACTTATTTTTGTATTTTATTACACTATTTCAAAGCCGTATCCAGAGAAATCAATATTTGTAACAGTAGGTAATTCAAACGTAAAACCATATACACATTCTATCGCTTGATTAATAGCTGTGTTTTCTGAATGTTTAAAAATCCATTTGTTTGGAAAGGTAGGGCAACCAATTTTAGCACTACTAGTATAATCTAGAAGAATTGTAAAGCCGCCATTATTGATCACGAGATCACTCCAGGTATCTAACCAAACGTAAAATCCTTGTTTATCTAAATCTGTTGGATAATTTGCTTCTACTATTGTAAATAAATAGCTTTCAAAATCTACTGTTAAATTATATTCTTTAACAGAAAGAACTTCAACTGAATTACTGACAGTTATAGTAATTTCATCAAAAGCGCCACCAGCGTCCTGAACTCTTAAAACCACTTCATAATTATCTGCTGGTAAAGTATCTACTAAATTATTCCTTAATCTACATGTTGACAAGTCGCTTGTATCTGTTACACTTAAATAAAAATATTCACCACTACCTCCAGCTGCTCCAATTTGAGAAACTATTGTCCAGTTTAAATCTCTACCTTTATTTGGACTTTCTGTATTAGCTCCGTTTAAAGCTGTCAATGTAGTTAAAGTTACGTCTGAACTTAATATATTTATTGAAAAATTAGTTGTAGGATCCATTACCGGAGCTACATTGTTTAAAGTTATACGTTTGTTTACAATAGATGTAATATCGTTTATTACAGCTGTAAATTTAAAGTCCCAAACTCTAACACCTAAACTACTTCCAAAATAAACGTTTTCAATAAAGTCGCTGTTAACTTTTATATTATAAAAACCACTTACACCAGTTTCGTATAAAGTAAAGTAACTTGAAACGTTTTGTGGTGTAGTTTGAGTATTAAATACTGAAGTTAAAACAAAACTATCTATATTAGCTGTTGGCACATCAAATCCCCCTGAGTCAACTAAAGTAAAATCAAAACTAGAAATATCTTCATCTATAGATATAGACTCGTTAAATCCAGAAACATTGAATACGCTACTAAAACCACTAGCTATATTAACACCATCTGTAACAGCAGTGTTGATTTCTGATATAACGCCAGAAGTGGATGTTTCCCAAAAAATATCTAATCTAGATGTTTCTGGATTTGTTTCAAAAACAGACAAATTACTCATAGGTCCTCCGCCAACCATGCCATCATATACTATACCAAACTGTTTATCTATATTTTGAGAAGTGGTTAGTTGTGTTGTTATAGGATTTGAACCTGCGTTTTGCATGATATATAGTTCTGCGAAACCACCAACAGGAGGGTTTGCTCTATCTACACCAAATAATTCAAATAAATTTTGTATGGCTGTAGATGTAAAAAATGTTTTACCTGGGTAAAATTGCTCGTTACCAATATTAGTAGCGCTTCTTTCTGTTATTTCAACTCTACCAAATAGTCTTATAGAACTTCTAAATTGATCCTGCATTGGTCCAACTTCAGATAAGTCTCTAGGAACTTTATTTATATTATCATTTAATAGTGACAAGTACGTGAAAGATAAATCTTGAGTAGGGGCAAATGGATCACCTTTTAAAGCTCCAGCAGTATATACATTATAATACTCTTGTTCTGTTTGCTTAACAACCACCTTGTAAGAATACCAACCTAAAGGATTATATGACTCTGAATTTATATTATTGTTATAAATATTGTCAGTTATAGGGTCTCTTAACAATACTTTTATAGAACTACCTCTCCAAGTATCGACAACGCTACCAATTACTTCATTAAAGTATGGTTGATAAAATGTTGATCCTGAATAATTAACACCTTCAATTTTAATACCATCTTTATTGTTTGATAGTATAACTGTAGATTGTCTACCAAATTTATCAGCTAAAACAAAGCCAACTTGATAGTTTCTATTCATTTTTAAACTACTACTAGGGTACTCTATAGAACTAGTAAAATTATTTAACAAGTTGAATTCAGATTTTTGAGTGGCTGCTACGTTGTAATTTAAAAAACTAGGAGGATCTTGTTTGTTGAGGTAATTACCGTAAACAACCCTATTACTTATTATTTCTTGTGCTAAAGCTTTGACTGGTATTTTATCGTAAACTCTAGTTATTTCGCTTGATGGTAATGTCTTATATGGTTTTTTTGCAGAATAAACATACTCAAAAACATTTTCAGCTATTGTTATATCTTCTACTGGTATTGTTTCAACAACTTGTAAAGCTAGCCCATTTGATTCTTTGTATATTATATCTATATCAGTAATATGAAAATAAGTTAACAAGTCTTCACCAGGACAAGGCAATGGTACTTGTAAGTATATTTTGTTTACTTTATTTTCCATAAACTTAACTATAGTAGATTCAAAAGTTTCTTTCTCATCGCCTTTTAGTTCTGTTGTATTAAGAAAGTAACCATCTTGCCTTGGTATAAAGCAAACTTGAGTAAATGGAGCTATTAAAGAATACTCTCCATCATCAAATCTAAATCTATAACTAAATCTAACAAATTTATCTTCTAAAAAAGTATCATCACCAGAGTAATCACTTTCATAATAAGGGTTTATGTTAAATACTAATTCAGTTGCTGTGCCTACCAAAGGTATAGTCACATCGCCAGTTAAAGTTACTTCAAGAGTTGCGACATTGTAAGACACTACAGTTTCTTCTAAATCTATTATTTCACTATTACTATTAACATAACCTATAGTAAATCCTTGCTGTGGTGCATTTGGATATATTTGTATAGAAAGAGAAAAATCATTTATTGAAAACGTACTTGAACTTATGACACTTGAGCAAGTGGCAGAACCACCATTAGGTAAGTTTTTACTAACAACATCTTTCATTGTTGATTCATATTCATCAGCAACTAAAGCGCTTTCTGAATATAAATCAATAGCTCTATATGGATAATATTTAGCAACAGATATATGCTCTTCTATAGTATAATAACCTAATGGATTTTGTACATTTATTTTCCTAGGTTGATTTCTATTGTCTGTCCAAAATAACAATTTTTCTAATAAGTTTACACCAAATATTGGGTTTAATTTACTGAAGTTTAAAAAAGCTCCTTCAACTAACTTTGTTACAACATTATTATTTATATTGTAACTAAATATAAAGTGGTTAGAACCAGTTCCAGTTGGAATATAAGAACTACTAGTGTTATCTGTTAAAAATATATAAACATTACCACTAAATTCGTCGGCAAAATATCCTATAGAAGATACGTTAGCGACGCCATTAGTTAAGTTGGCAACTTCTTTATTTCCAAGTACATTTTCTAAAGCACCAACATCTGAGCCTTCGGATTTACTGACCTGAGCATTTATAGCGTTTCTATATTCACCTGACGGTATCAATCTGTCGTCAAGGTCTTTGTTCATTTTAGACTTTATAAAAGCGTTTTTAACTTCTCCCATTTAATTTTAATGTTTTATCCACTTAGATTTACCTCGCATAACCTGAGTTATTTCGCTAATTTTGATATTTGATAATCTTATTTTAGCGTTTCTAAGTTTAGCGCTTTTCTCTCTCTTTAATCTATTAACAACGTATTCTGGTTGATTTATTCTTGAAGCAATTATAGCATGGCTGATATAAGCGTACATAGCCTCTTCGGCCAGCTTAGGGACTCTAGTGTCTAGGCTTGTTGATAAACCATCAGAAAGGTACTCTAAAATGATTACTTTGTCAACTAAATCAGATGAGAACGAAAACTTGTTTTCTCTTTCGTTTATAGTGTAAGATCCGTTGGCATTAGAATTTTCTGGGTCTAAACCATATAGTTGACCAGTTCTTGAATTACCTAAACCATAATAAGATTCCCAATACAAAGAAGAGTCGCTACTTGTGTTTATGTTGTTGTTTTTCCATCTATCTTCTGTTATGGATGTCACTTCGAGGTTGTCCCCGAAATCATCCTGAACTGGGGAGCCGCTATTTGCTTGTAATGGCACTTCCGTTGGATTACTGGTCAACCTAGTTGGCATTATGACATGCTTAACACCTCTAGTATCTACCCAATACAAGTTTACATAGTTAACATAATCCTGAGGTATAGCTAAGCTTAGATTACTTGGTATAGTTAACTCTTGAGAGTTTACACTTTTTAAAGTATCATAGCTGAACTCCTGCATCGCTCTTTTAGCGTGGAATATAACATCAGTTCTTTTAACGCTAGGTATTAATTTACCGACACCAACGTATGCTACTATAAAGTTATTTATAATGTCATTTAATTTAGTGTAGGCGTACGATCCATAGTTTTTTTCAACCGTGTCTCCATGAGCTTTTTCAAAATATGTTGAACCATAGTTACCGCCGTCTAGTTTTTTTAACTGGACAACAATACTATCGTTTTCGTTCAAGTCTTCATCTATGGTTATTGTATTTCCACTTACAGAGTAAGGAAGTATAAATTCAGTATATTGCAAAACCCCTGCACCTGCAAAGTATATTTTAAAGTTATTTAAAGCGTAGTTTGTATCTGTTGGGCTCCAAGCAGTGCTTCCTCCAAAAACCAATTCTGTATTAAAGGTAGTTGTAAATTTTTGATACGGGCTATCTCCAGGTACTAAAAATTTTTGAGCTCCTTCGTAGTACTGTTGATTTGTTTCTTTTATCAATGACATTTATTAGCTTTTTTTATTTTGTTCGTTTTGTTGAATTTCCGAAGCAGCAACTTGAATTATTTGAGGGTCCTTAACTATAACGCCTGAGTATAGTAACACTCTAAGTATAACATTAACTTGTTCTGAAGCATTTAGTTCAAACTGTTCCGAAGCTGAGCTATTGTATAAATACTGCCCAACGGTACCAATGGTATATGACCATAAAACGTTTTTAGGTTTCCTTAAGAAACTAGCTGAAACGCTTGAAGTTATACTAACCGGTCTTACTGTCAGCTTATTACCCTCGTATAAAAACGTAGGGAAATCTTTTGTAGATGCCGTTAATGGCGATCTTTCTATATTGTAAAAATCATTACGTTGTAATATTTGTATTTCTGTAGGAAAACCAATTACCGGAGAATACACAACAGCTCCTAACTTGTAAAAAGCAACTTGCCCTGTTAATGGTTCTGACCCTGAATTGATAACTACATTACCACTAATATCTATTACTGGTAGATTAAATTTACCAGAAGAATAAACGCAATTACCCTCTGTCTTAAAAGGTGATATTTTTTCATCGATACTCATCTGTCTATCAGAGTAGTCGTAATCTGATTGTGGCACCCGTAGTTGCTGGTTTATATCTTCAAAATACTGCTCAAATATATCGAGCTGCACTTGAGTAGCTGTTTTATTAAATTCATCCGGAGTCATTAAGCCCCGTTGTTCTTTATTTAATATCAACAGAACTGTTTTATATACTGTATCTACGTTTATTGCCATTACTATTTTTATTATAATGTAATGGAGGTCACACAAAGCAACCTCCTTATTACATAATTATCACACACTATTTTAATTTTTTCTCTACAGACTTGAAGATTTCAATACCTTCGTCAGTCTTAAAGAATGCTGCCATTGCAGAGTAAGGGTTTTCATCAAAAGGTACATTCATTAATTTACGACCCGTAGACGCCCAAGTAAAAGTTCTTTGGTCTTGAGATAAAAGTATAATCCTATCTTCAACCGCTCGAACAGCAATGTTTCTTAACTGTACATTATCGTCATTAGCTAGCTCTAAGAACAAAATAGGGTTTCTCTTAGCAAACAACAATAAATCTCTTTTAAGCTCTTTAGAACTCATATTAGATACCCTAGAGCCAACCTCTACGCGTAATATTGCTTCAGCTTGATCTAATTCCATTTCTCTAGCTGCATTTAAAGCGTCTAATTGTAATTCTAAAGCATCTAGTTCATCAATAGCTACCTCAATTGCACTAAATTCCTCATAAACTTTTTCTTTTAAAGGATGGTACATTGATAATAACTTTTGTAAGTTTTGTTTTTCTTTAGGAACAGATAAAGTTCCGTTTTTGAACATAATGTGTCCAAGTGTAACTTCGCCTTTTTGTTTACTAACTAATGGCGATGTTTGATTTGTTGCATACCTTAACTCTTCTTGTTCGTTAGTCTCGCTGTCGAACCATAATAAAGAATATTTTCTAGTATGCTTAGAAGGTATTGTATGTGTTAACGGTGATTTACCACCTAGTAAAAAATAAGTTCTATCTTTAATTTCCCAACTTGGTACGATTGGTTGTTTTATTTCTTTTAAAGTTACTTGCTTTATACTCTCTTCTTGAGGCGCAACCTCAGTTGTTTTTGCTAAGACTTGTTTAGCCATGATATAATAAGATTAAAAATTTATAAAATAATAAGAGTAACAATTACCCCCGTAAATTTAACGAGGGTAACTATCACACTTGTAATTACTATGCTCCTTTAAAGATAACAAAGTTGTTTGCTCCTTGTACACATAAACATCTTTCAGATAAGAAGTTAACCTCCATAGCATCTAAATCAGATGTCATTGCTCCACCAGCAGAACCAGTTAACCAAGACTTCATTTTACGGTCGTCAGCTTGAGAAGCTCTATAACGAACATGTAAGAAAGGACGTCTAATGTTAGTTCCTAAGATTTGATCATATACAGTTGAAGTTCCAGCAGGAATTAATACTCCTTCAATACCTTGGATTGTATAATCTAAACCACCTCTTGTAGAAGCATCATTTAAGTATTTCCAGTCAGTTTTATAGAAATCATAAGAACCTCTTCTGAATCCAGAGAAACCTAAGTTCAAAGCCATATCTTCAGAGTTTTCAAATAAACCATAACCAGTACCTCCAGCAGCTCCAGAAGAAACTTCAGATAACATATCGTCAAAATCTAAAGATGTTTGTCTGTTTAAGAATAACATGTTCTCTTCAATAGCCCCTTGAGTATCTAAGTTTTTCAAAATAGCGTCAAAATCACCTAACCCAGTAGCAGCTGTAAATCCAGTTTGAACATTACCTCTATCTTCAATAGCTTCAAATAAACCTTGAGTACCAGATAGATTTGCGTTATAACCGCTAACACCATCAGCAGCAACTACTTTTTTAGCCTCAACTACAGACATTTCTAAGTAGTCTTCAAAACGTAGTCTAGTTTCAGACTCAGCTTTTAAATACCACAAATATCCACCAGTTCCGTCTTCAGTCCCAACATTAACCCAACCAATTTGAGCCATGTCAGATCCAGATACAGTGTACTTGTTTCTAATTATGATTGGTGAATTAGAGTATTGAGTGAAAGAAGGCTCGATACTAGTATACTCGCTATTTGGAGTTTGAGAACCTTTAGCATATTCAGATCCATAAACGAAGATCTTAACTGCGTCACCCGCGATAAAAGGCGCAGGGTTTCCAGCTCCGTTAGCAACTGTTAAACTAGCAGAACCATAAGTAGCAACATCAATAGTAGATGCAGATCCATTTGCAGGTTGTGCTTTCACAATAACCTTAGCTTCTTTCCCAGTGACAGGGTTGATAACAACTAAAGTTTGATTTTTAGATACTACGTTTTGAACAAAACCAGCACCAGGTGTAGCGCTAATGTTGTTGATTGTTAAAGTATCTCCATCAGTTACAGTTACATCATCGTAAGACACGTGTAATCTATTTTGCTCTGACCAGATAATTTGATCTGAAGTCATAGGCATTTCAGCTCCAACCATACGTAAGAATCCAGATAAAGTTCTGTTTCCATAGCGCTCTATTTCTTGTTCATAGATCTCAGGTAGATACTGTTGTGCGAAAGTTCCTCCGCCTGAAGCAGAGTCAAATGATAAATAATTGTCAACTAATGTTTGTTGAGCTTGAGACGGTTTAATTGAACCGTATGCAGGACTTATTGCCATAATTTTTTTGTTTTAGTTAAATTTTTTTGTTTTAATTTTAAGTTTTGAAGAATCAAGACCACTAATAGCTTTAACCTGTAAACCATTAACAAATACATTACCTGCTGACGTCTGCCTTGGTTCTGTGGTTATGTTTTTTGATTTAGCTACTACCTCTTTAATGGCATCTGCTTTACCTTGCTCATAAAAATGCTGAGCCATAGTGTCTGCGTTTCTAGCAGCATACAAAGCTTTATGATAACCTACGTGATCTGATACTCCTCCACTTTTGTCAAGGAACTTTCCTATAAAGTTTGAGATGTCAGATTGCGCTTCGGCTACCTCGTTTGGGTTTTTAACATTATACCTAAACTTTTTTTCACCAACGTTGAAATCAAAACCTTTGAAATCGTTGTTAAACATTTGTTTAGTTTTACTTAAAAACTCTCCGTGCTTCTGTTCTGCTTCTACTTGATTTTCGTTGTGTCTATTGAAAAAGTCAACCGCTTTTTGTTGCTCTTGAGTTACGCCTGGTCTCAACTTGATCTCGTCGTAGTATTTACTCTTTGTTTGCTCTAAAAAACTTTTTGCTTTTGCAACTTCCTCTTTTAACGCAATTTTTGTTTTGCGTATTTCTCTGTCATCGTCCAAGTCTTCGTCATATGAAAAATCCTCTAAGATGATATCTATATCCTCAGCATCTAAGTGAGGTTTTGTTTTTTTGTAATACTCTCTCAAAAGAGTTTCTTCATTTACGTTAGAGTAATCAGAATTCAATCTAACGTAGTCTTCTAAAGTGCCCCCGGTATCTTGCATGAAAGAAACTAATTTTTCTATGTTTTCCGGTAAAGGTTTCCCAATTGGTTTGTCTTCAGCAATAACTGGCTGTAGCTCTTTAATTGTAGATACAGATTCTTGCTCTGTAATCTCTTGCATTACTTGCTCTACATCGCTAACGTCAGGAAAAACTTCCTCTTCTTCTTTTAGACTTAATGGCTCTACTTTTTGTTCTTGTATAACACTAGCGTCTTCTTTTTTTATTACAATCTGAGTCACCTCTGGCACTACAATACCTTGACTTTCTTCAGCTACGTTATTTATTTTAACCTCAGCTATTTCGTTAGGCTTGTTTAGTTTTTTTGGCGTTCTTGGTTTTGATTTCATTTTGAAATCTCCTTCTTGCTTTACTTCCATAATATAATATAATTAAATAGTTAAAATTTTATCTAGGTTCAAAACCTCCTAGACCAAAACCACCTAGTACATCATTACTAGATGATTCAAAGTTTTTTGGTACAGAGTCCTTTTTCCTTTGATCGATCAACTCTGATTGTTGAGTTGCTTGTATTTTTGTTCTTTGATCTTTACGGTCTTCTTTTTCTTTTTCTTTTCCATACTCAGCATTTGCTCTTATCTGAGCTAATTGCATGTTGTAATTAAACTCCTCTGCCATTAATTGTTTCTTTATTTCTGCCTCCTGCTGCATCTGCTGTACTCTGAACTGAGACTTTCCTTGCTCTATTTGTAATTCTGTTTGAGCTAAAGCCTGCTGTTTCTGCACTTCTGCCAGAGCCGCTCTTTCAGCTGTCTCTGAGTTTGCTTGAGCTTGAGCTTGAATATTTTCTAGTTGAGCTTTTCTAACTTCTTCTTTCTTTATTTTTTGCCTATGTTTTAGAAATTGGTTTGCTAACTTTAAATTCCTTATTTCTCTGATGTCTATAGCGTCGCTTAGATCAATACTCTGAGTCTGTAAAGCTATTTGAATATTTCTTTCTAACTGAGCTTTCTCTTCTTCGTCTGGTTCTAGTTCTAAAAATATACCAAACTCGTGCATGTTTAATTTAGATATTTCTTCTAAACTAGCAGTGTTAACTGCATTGATACTATTCATTAACGCGTTTTTAGTTAGAGGGAAATCTAACATATCAGCAACCCTTAAACTTATATTTTCACACGTTCTAATGGTAACGTACATTAATGACTGTAGTATATGTTTTGTAGCTACGTTTGAATTAGCTGCCGCTAGCTTTTGTAAACCAACTAAAGAATCTTTTGCAGGCATGCTACCATCTCGAGCTTCGTTCAATCCCGTGACATCTCTTATCATTTGTAAATAGTATTGATAAGTCTGTATTAGCGCTTGTATTTTATTTATACCTGAAGACGACTGTAGCTCTTGGATTGGTATTTTACCTCTGTTAGGATCACCATCTTGCGTTAAAGATCTACCAACTATACTACCTGTTTGAAAGTACATATTTAAAGCTTCTTGAGGGTTGTAAGAAGTTCCATTACCTAAGTCTACCTCAGCTAAACCATCTACGTCTATAAATATACCGTCAGGAACCATTTTAGATAATACCTGTTGTATTTTAAGATGTGTTATTTGAATCATATCAGCGAAACCAATACATTTACTAACTAAACTATCTATTCTGCCTTTATACATTCTAGGAGCAGATATAGCGTAATTCATTTCTACTTTAGTTTGATCACTATACGGTCTAGTCATGTTTTCAGCCAGCTCCCACTTTAACATTTTATCGTGGCCTAATATCTTAGCTCCACTATAAATAACTTCTATAGATCTAGAAACTTTACTAAAGTTATCATTAACCGGTGGATCAAAACCATCATTCTTTTCTATTGCTTTCTCTAACCCGTATTCTGTTTGCTTTATTTTAAATACTTGATTTGTGTAAGTTTTGTATTCAAAATATAAAACCTGTACCGTATCATAGTTACCATCTTGATTTCCTTGTTGTCTAATATTATTCTGTGAGCCTGGATATTTTTGTATTTCCTCTAGCTCTTCATTAGTTAAGTGAGAAAACTGTTTCTTAAGCTCAGACAAAGAAACCCCTTTGACTTCGCCTACATAATATATGTCTTCAAAATTAGGGTCTTCGGTGTAAGAGTAAACTAAATTAGCTGGGTCCACATAACTAACGGTAACACCTTCTGATAAATTGAAACCTGTTTTAACGCAAGCAATACCCAATATAGTTAAATCTTGTGCTAATCTTTTTTTTGTCTCTTCGTATCTATTAAATTCTAACACGTTGTCAATAACTTCTTCTTCAGCTATTTCAATGCTTTGCTTGTAATTTAATTGTATATATAAATCTAGTTCATCTCTTGATTGAGGTAAATTGGATGGATCATTTGTACTATATAAATCAACTCCTAAAGTTTGCTTAAATTCCTCAATAAGCTCTCTAGCGTTCATGTCTCTTAACACATTTGCAGCGTAATCAGTTCTAGCTTTTAAAGCGTAAGGATCTGTAGCGAACGATTTTATTTTATAACCTTTATCAGTCATACCGTTAATAACGATATCTACGAACTTAGATAAAACAGCAACCGGCTGCCAATCTAAATTAAGGTAAGATAAATCCCCGTTAACAGATAACTCGTCTTTGTATTTTTGTACAGATTGTTCTCCTCTTGCATATAACCTTAGTCTATGAAAGCTCTGCCAGTTGCTACCAAACCTTCCTCCTGAACCAGCTCCACGATCACCGCGGAACCATTCGTTTTCTATACCATTACCAACAGCTCTTCCGTATTCGTAGCTTTGCTTCTCTGAATCGGGTACTACCTGACTTGGAAATGTACTATTTACAGTTTTGTAAATCATTTATGTTATTATTTTTGAGGTATTACCTGAATTGTTATATCTACCAAAAGATATTGAAACCGGTGTTTTATCTTGTTTAAAAACTGGTGTATATCTGTTTTTGTTACAAGCCATTATAGCTAATCCTGAGCTTATAGTAGCATCAAACTTTGTTCTATTGTTTATATCAAATCTAGACCAATCTTCTAAGGTTTCTTGAAAATACATATTTCCATAACCTCTTTCTGTTGCTCCCACAAAATCATTAATGTAAGATTCAATAGCGGAAGCGTGTGCTTGTTTTACATCTTCACTAGAGTTAGGTATACCACCTATTTCTTTTTCTGTAACTGATAAGTTGCTCCAAATTTTATCAGGTCTGTTCATAGAGAAACCTCTATAACCTCTTCGTTTAAAATGATATAATAACCTAGGTTTATTATTCTCGCAAAGTATAGGCATACCGTAGAATACACAAGCCATCAAAACTTCTTCAAAAAATATCTCTGCAGTTTGAGGCCTAGCTATATACTCTAAAAAAAACATATTAACAGGAGCTTCATCCATACTGTACTTAGTTAAACCAGCTAAAGCGCCATTAGAACCTCTTTTATCAACTGTTCCAGATATATCGTAACTATCACAACCAAAAGCACCTAAGTGTTCGTTTCCAGGGTGTTTAACGCCGTTTTTTACTATAACTCTATTCTGCAAATTAGCAGGTGGAACCCAACTAATCAAAAATCTACCATCTTTATTAGGAACAAACTGAACTAAAGTATCCCTTATTCCGTTCTGCCACTGAAAAGATCCTCTAGTAACCATTTTACTGTTTGCTAAATCTTCGTTATAATCTATCTGTTCATATATTTTAGTTAGATTAAAAAGAGATAATTTAGCTTCATCTCTAAAAGCGTGTTTTTCTGTTCTGGGAAACTGACGATAGTATTCATTTAAACCATCTTGATCATTCTTTAAACCATCAACTTCATTCTCCCAATGTTCTATAACTCCGTATTCTATAGCTTGACCGCTCGCATCTATAACGTTTTTCTTTGGTTTATCGAATACAGGTAGCCCATGAGAATCAATGAATCCTTCGTAGTTCCATTCCATAGGTATGAACAAAGAATATAATCCCGAGCTAGTTTGACCATTGCGGTTTCTGTTTGTGACATTTGAAGACTCATATAGTTTTTTAAAATTCTTACCACCTTTGTCTAACGCGTTAGATGTTGAACCCATCATGCATTTACCAACAATCCTGCTACCTAATCTTAAACAGGTTTTAGTAACTCTCCAGTTATTTAATATGTTATCGGGTCTCTCCCATTTACCGCTTTCATCGTGTACTAACATCTTAAGTTTTTCACCATCGTAAGAGTTGTCCCCTGTGTTTTTCCAGTCAATAGTGGTATCTAGCCCAGCAACTTCTTCGTCCATAGTCCCTTCATTGAACTTTTTCCTAGTTAGTTTCGATGCCGGTATTCTATAAGCAAGCTCTGTTTTAGGTCTATCCATACCATCCTGTATAGGTTTAAAAAAGAAAGGATAGTTAATAGATATAGGTACAACCTTATCCGTAAACATTTTCTTTGCATCGCCTCCAGATTTTGATAATATACCAAACCTAGAGTCACTTGATATAGTCGCTTGGTTGACCACTTCACCTGAAGCCATAAAAGAAAAACCGGATCGTCTATTCTTGAGGTAACACATTCCATAGCATCTATTATCAACTTTGCAAGCTTCCCAGAATATATAAAATACTCTATTAGATTCCCTGTAGTCAGCAGCTCCAACGTCTATCTTAGACCATTGAAGATACATATAATGTGTTCCTGTTATATAAGTTGGCTCCCCATTGTTGTAAAACCAAAAGCCCTCTTCTCTCTTTTTGAATTCGCTATCGATATAGTCGTACCATTTTTCTTTAAATTGGTTTGTACATCTATCCCAGTCAAATACACTTTTTATTTTTTCTAATTCTTTAGGGCACTCTAGCTTGTCCCACTTTTGCTCCTTTTTACTATCAGAGCATTTGTAAACTTTTTTTGGTTTTAAAGGTAAAGCTATCTTAAGGTTTTGTATTTCTATAACCTCGCCAATAGTGCCGTCATTACTTATTACTATAGCGTCTATATCAGAGTTGTATCCTCTAGCCCATTTCTTGTATCTATTATTTTTTTCTAATAGATTTGGTTTTATATAATTTTCTAGCTTTTTTACTAGTGTTTGTTGGTATATCATTTAGATCTTCCTTCAGCAAAGCCTTTAAAAGGTTTTTCTTGTTTAAATTCTTTTAAACCATCCTCTAAGATATTGCTCTCCAATTCTATTCTGTTAAGTATTTCAAAAGCATCAAATATAGCTAGCTTTTTTGTAGCAGCAGCGTTTTTAAGCCTATCCGCGGTAATATCCTCACCTGAATCAAGTATCTTTTCTTCAGCTACTTTTATCAACTCTTCAACTGCTTTTTGCCCAGCTGCTATTATGTTCTTTTTCGTTTCTCTCGTATCCATAATTTAATAAAATATCATTTGATTCCATGCAATACAGCTTACTGTCATTTACAATAAACTCGAATTCTCTACCTGATTTAAAACCAACTAAACAACCTTTTTTTACACCAAGCGATCGTAACGAGTTATTACTAATCTTTACTATACCAACGCCTTTTCTTTCAGTATCTAAAGACAACTCATCTAAATTTTTAACGGGAGAAACAAAGCATCTTTCTCCTAAGGCAATCCATTCGTTATCTTTTTTGTAAAGATAAACCTGGTCTAGCTGACAAAAAAATAAATTTTCAGCAAACATCTTACTACTATCTACCGCTTCGCCTTTTTGATTGTAATAACGTCTAAAAACATTGTGATGTATAATTATTTTATCACCAGGTTTTATTGGCGTATCATAAACCAACGGTGTTGATATTACAATAGCTTCTTTACTTATAAATTTAAACTCTTCTATACTCGTATTAAGTATTAGTTTTTTACCGTTAATATCTTTCTCGTTTTCATATCTACTTTTTACAGGTTTAACTATAAAATCATACAGACTTCTCATTAATACTCAAGATCGTATTCAACAGCTATTGCCATGTTAGAGTTAAACTTTTTCCATGGCATTACTTCGTCATTTTTTTTAATATATATACTGTAAGAGTTTGGCTCTTCATCGTGTATAATAGCTGATATAATGTGGCCTCCATAAACACTTTGACCAACAGCATAGTGCATTGCATCGTTTTTGTAATCAGACCCTATACTTATTTTCCTTATAATAGAGCTCATTATACTTTTTCTAGATTGTTTAACAATTCTTTTTCCTCTATAAAAGTATAGCTTCCATCAGTTAAATCAATATTAACCTTACCGTATACATTTTCTAACTCTCTTTTTGTTTCTTCTAGATTTCTAGTTGCTTCTACATAAACACTTATTGCTTCGTGTTTTTTAGTTTCAATAAATCCAATATCGATTAATGATATCTGTAGCTTAGCCTGCTGTTGTTTAATTGACTCCAGTTCTTCTTTTGTAATTTTTTTTAAATCACTCATAATTTTTATTTAATTTGATTGTTTTATAACAATATAGTTACACTTTTTATTTTTAAGTTACTTCAGCTATTTTAATCAAATCGATTAACGTTTCATTTTTAAACAGGAATAAAGCTACACCAATTACAACCAATGAAGTTATAAAAGTTATAGAAGGCTCTAAGTAGCTTGCATCTTTAACAGCAAACCCCCAAAATATTAATCCTAAAATATTTGTAATTATATTTTTAAAACAATTCATAAATTATATAATATTAAATATTGAAAAACAGGGATGCTATTCCACCACCAATCAAAGAAATCCATTTCTCCTTTGCCTAAAATTTTGTCGTGTACAATTTCCTTTAAAGCGTAAATTATAAGAGCAATTAAACCGCCTATATTTCCGAATAATAACACTAAAGGAAATCCAGTAATAGCACCTAAAATAAAGTGTGCTTTATGGTCAGCTCTTATGTTATGAATGAAATCTGCAAGTTTGCTCATTAAAATTTATGCGTTTGATAATCTATGCCCATAAAAGAATGTATTCCTTGTCCTTCTATATCTACTGAATAAATTTTCCAACCGTAAGGATGCGTTTCTAATTCATCCTAAGCCATATAACAATGATAATCTGTACCCATAAT